AGTTCGTAAAACCTTCCGTTAAAAAAAGAACTGAAAAATTAAAAGCAGTTTATTTACAACAAAAAAGAAATGGACTTAGTTAAGTCCATTTTTTAATTCGTTTAATCTGTAGTAATTATATCTTGACGGATACATCTGAGTTACCTCATCTTTAACCGCATTTAATTTAGTGGTTAAATCAACATCATTTGATTCACTTAAAAGTGTAGATACTTGATTAATGATAGATTCTTTTAATTCTGTTGTTTTAGTTGTTAATTCCTCTTGAGGGATTGATAAAATAGTTTTTAATTCTTCTTTTTGTGATTCTGATAATGTGTTAGAATATAATACATTAAAATTGTTTGCTAAAACAGCTTGTAATAATGATTCATTTGGAACTAATGTCGAACCTTTAGATTCTTGTATATCCTTTTTAGTTGTTAAATGTTCTACTAATTTCTTTTTTGCAATTACTTTGTTCTCAATGTTTGATAATGTATCTTTTTCAGATAATACATCTAATGATTCATACAGTTCATTAGATTGTGTGTCAACACCACCTAATTTCTTGTCTAAAGATTCACAAAACGTCGATAGGTTCTTAATGTTACCATTAAGCATTGTACTTAAACCCTCAACATAAAGTTTCGCGGTCTCTTTATCTTCGATGTATTTATTTTCCACTTCTTCGTAGAACAAATACATTTCTTTAAAATCTTTGTTTTCTTTAATTGTGTTTAATATGTCTTTAACTTCTTTCTTATTTTCATTTGAATAAGATTCAGTTAATTTTGTTAACATCTTTGTTTTAATAACCCCGAATTTGTTCATTTCTAATCGTTTAAAATATCGTTCAATTTATTCTCTATTTCATAAATATTCTGTTGAGCTCTTTCCATATCAAATAATATGTTGTTACCCTCTTTTTCTTCACCTAACATACCTAATATTTTTGATTTCTTAGATTTAGATGGTGCATATGATTCACTTAATGGACCTTCAGCGTCTCCGCCTGCTGCAGGTGCCGGTGCACCTCCACCCATATCCATTCCACCACCTGCAGGTTCCTCACCACCTAAAGCACCTGATGCTTCTAATTTCTGTCTTTCATCTTCAGAGATACCGTATTTAGAATCTACCTCATCAAATACACCAGAACGTTTGATAATATTTTGAGTGTTTGTTAATTCAAATCCCATTGCACGTTCTAAACGTTGTTGTTGTAAATCAAGTAACACTTCACTATCACTCATACCCAAGATATTTTTCTTAGCCCAAGTATGTGATACTGGTAAGATACCAACTTGTGATTGGTCAGACGTTGCGTCTTTATAAAGAGTAATTTTTTCTTTCCATTGTTCAATACGTAATAAATCAGATTGTGCCGATGGATTAGTTAATGACAATGAGAAATTATCTAAATCTTCTTCTAATCCTAATAAATAAAGATGTACTAATGCAATCTTATTTAATTCTTGAATTAATGATTTTTGAATTCTATTGATAGTTCTAGCAAAACGAATATCCATCAATGCTAAACTCTTACCCTCCCCAACAACTTCTTCAAATCCTAAGAATGCTTTTGGAATACGTAATGCCGCAAGTAACTTCTTTTGGATATATTCAATATCAGCAATCTCACCTAAGTTTTGTGCACCTGGTAAGGTTTCAATTGGGTTTGTTTGTGATGGGTCACGTACAGGGATGAAATAATCTTGGTCAACCGCCATTTGATTATATCTCATATCTACGTTACCGTTACGTGGGTCCGCAACTTGGTCTCTTTTAAATTTGTTTGCAACACGTTGTACATATGGTTCTATGTCTTTGTCATCCATATTACCAACGAATACTTTGAATACACGTCTTTCAGGTGCTCTTGATGTTCTGTAAATTAACATCGCATCTTCGGCAAGTAAAAGTTGTTTCCAAATTCTTCTAATCTTATCTAACATAGAAGTACCATATGGTAACTTTCTATCATCACCTAATAATCTAAAGTGTGCAATTTCCCAAGCTTGAAATTCCATGTCTTTATTTTTCCATGTGAATCTCAATTCTCTTGTTGGTACTTTAATATCGGTTTGTGCGTTTGGTGTTTTAGATGCCGCACCTTCAATTCTTTCAATTTCAATATTTGGTAATTGTTGTACACCAATAATACCTTTTTCGGGATCAATCTTTAAGTATACAAAATCATCACCGTACTTACAAAGACCTCTAGTCCACATTTGTAAGTTAGTATTAATGTCTAATTTATTGTTAAATAAATCCTCAAGTATGTTTTTAATTCTATCTGAATCAGAAAATATTGTTAATATTTGACCTTTTTCTGACATGGTTGTAGATTCCTCCGCGTAGATGTCTAAAGCTGCGGAAATCTCTGGAGTAAATTCCATTGATTCATAATCATAATATGCTGATAACCTATTTGGTTCATAATAAACCGATTGATTATAAAGAGATTGGTCTAATTTTGTCCATTTATCCGCAACGTATTGACTTTGTTGTGCTTGCAACATTGCCCTTTCGTATTCTTCTCTACTATCTGTTTTTAAAATTTCATCTTTATTGAAGTTAAACGAAGGTACGTTTGCATTTTTTTGCTTTGTTTGATTTGGATAACCAAACATTTTCGTTAACTTCTGAAAGACGGTTAGATTCTGATCTGCCATGTTAATAAATACTTTTCTTTATAATATAAACTAAATTATTAGTATTTTGAACTGTCTTTTGTTCTTCCAAATAACCACATGTTTTCTCTATATGCATCTTTCGTTGCATTTAATGAGTTATTTTGATAATAAATGTTATTGTTGTCAATCCCCATTGAACCGATTTGGTCAAATGATGTCCCATATGAATAAAACGATTTATTTGGCTCATATGTTCTTTCTGACATAGTCCAAGAATCTAACATTGCTTTATTGGCGTTTTCGTTCTTTTGTAATTGATTAAAACACATATCGGCAGCATATAACGCCATAGACATGGACATAATTGCATCATCATGAGCACCCTTCATATGGTCAGGTCTACCATTTATATAAACAAATGTGTTTAATTCATTTAATAATCTATTGGACCTAATATTAAATCCTTTTCTTAATTGTTCTTCAAAAGCAGCAACTATTTGGGTTCTTTTGTTATTAAAATTAAGACCCGGTATTTTATCCATAGCCTTTTTATTCCATTCCCAAATGTTTTGAGTGTTTATACCCTCAATATATAAATTCTTATAATTTAATTCTTGTAATTTTCTTGATGTTGCAACTCCCATACCCCCTGTTATATCGGTTACAATAAATGCGTTACCATAAAGTATCCCCCATTTATATGCAACTGCAGCTAAATCATCTGGTGGTATTTTACCGATATATTCCGCAACTTGTTCTCTATCATCAAAGTCAATGATGTTAATTGAAGAGAAGTCTTCGCTATCTCCTCTACTAACATCCACACCCATAATATATCGATGACCAATAACAGGTTCTTTCCATTGCCAAAATGTACCTTGCATATATTTTTCCTTAGGTACACGAATCATATTTTTTGCAATGTTTTCTTGAACTTCACCCGGTATAACACCGTCACCCGAACCTAAGAAGTCACATTCTAATTCCTGAGCAATCTTACGTCTGTCATATTTAAATTTCTTAGACATAGATTCAAACCATGAAGAAAATGGTTTATATCCTTGTTCTTCTAATTCTTGATATTTTTCAATGTCAAAATCATAAAGAACACATTCATCATCATTATATTGTTCTCTGTTTAACATATAATGTGCAATATCTTGACATTTAACCCATCTTAAATCTTTGGTATATCTTGGGTCTTTAAACCATCTTAAATCGGTTATATGAAAATCGTTTAAACCACGTACCGCTTGGTCATAAACACCATAATAGATGGGGTCATAACCATTTGGTGTAGACACTAATATAATCTTACCACCTGTAGATAGGGACGCCATAGATGCAGCCCAAAAGTCTTCACCTGCTTCAATATAGGCGGCCTCGTCAAATACAAGAATTGTAGGTGTATAACCACGTAACGCATCCGCCGATGTTGCAACGGCCTTAACTTCACAACCATTATTTAATTTGAATCTACTTTCAGAGTTTTTATCTGGTGAAAATCCAACGTTTATCCAATCAGGCCATTGTTCCAAGAAGTGACGAACTTTATTCGCCATCTCCACCGCAGTATCTTTCTTATTTGCAATTAATAAAACCCTTTCAGGTTCGGTATTTTTTGCAGTTTGTAATTTTTTTGAAATCCAAGCAGCAGTTACCGTAGTAACTCCGGCCTGTCTATATTTTCTTGTGATATTTTCATTATAAGTCTCGTAATCTTTGATTAATTGGACTTGGTCTGGAAATAACTCTAAAGGTACATATTTTTTTTGTGTATTGTCATATGTGGTTAGATAAGTCCTCAATGCATATGGAGCATCTTTGATTATCTTTGCATATTCCATTAATTGCTCTGCTCTATTATTCATATATATAAATACGAAAAAAGGGAGTTAAACTCCCTTTTAATTATTCTTTAGGTCTATCGATACCTAATTGTCTAAACAAGTCGTCTAAATTGTCCTCGTCATCATCATCGGTGGACAATGAGATACCCGGAATACTTGATATAAAATCCATTAATTCGTTTGATTCAATTTCATCTGACATTGTTTCTAACTCATCATTAAATTGATTCATAGATTCCTCATAATCTTGTTCATTAAACATTTGTTGAATTGATGCCATTAAATCCGTCATTAAACGTTTTCCATTTTCACTATTACTAACAACTTCTTTCATTAAAACTAAAAATTGTTTAGCTGGTAATTGGAAAATGTGCATTAACATGTAATTCTGTAATTGTTTACCGTTTTCTAAAATTACTTCATCAGGGAATTGACCTCTAATTCTGTCCCATATTGCTGGTCCTAAAAGTAGAGTCCACATTTCTTTTTCTAATGTACTTTCTAACTTTTGAGCTTGTTGGTACATCTCTCTATCTTGTGGATTTGAATATTCTCCCGGTTGTCCATGACTACCTAATATTTCAAAAACACCTTTAATTAATTCATGTATTAAAACTGGAAAATTAATCCCTCTTGCTACAACTTTAACTTTTTGTTCCTCTTGTTCGCCACCTTCTTCTCCTCCCTCATCTCCTGTATCTCCTGTTTCATCATCACCAGGAAATTCAGTTTTAACCTTACCAGCAACACTATCAGACGAACCTTTAATCATTGAAGGACTAAATTGCCAATAGTTTGCATCGTTAACCGACATCATTATACCGTAATCGTTATATAATTCATCAGAACCTGTAATCTCTCTAAGTTTTTCACCAACAAGTTGGTACATATAATGACCTCTTTTTGATGCTCCTTGTATTATACTGTTGATTAATGATAATTTAGCTCTTTCTAAATCCAATTGTTTTAAATCAATATATAACTCCTCTTCAACTTCTTGATTTTCAGGATTAATTTGAGGTTGTTCCTCATTATTCCCTTCCTCATCATCTTCCACATCAACTTCGTCCGGATTTTGTTCAGGACCCTGCTCTCTATTAAAATCACTCGTATCAATTTGATTCATACCAACGATTTTGGCATCAAACTCAACTTCTTCACCAATACCCATTTCTTCCTTTACAATTTGAATAGCTAATTGTTCTAAAGCTTCTTTGTGTGCTGACTCAAGTCTAATAATATTATTATGAGCATTATACATCATCATTGTTAATGCGCCCATATCACCATTTAAGGTTCCTTGGTAATTTGTATATTGTCTAACGTTGCTAACAATTTGTCTATATCTTTCAGAAGCCAAAAGTTCTTGGAAATTTTGGTCAGGTTCTTTACCTGTTTTAGGGAAAGGTATTTTCTTTAAAGGTGTGTCACCTGAAGCTAATTTAGCTTGTAATTCGGGATTAGGTCTATCCGCAGTGTCAAAATCCATTGCCATCTCATTCAAATTTTCTTTGATTAAAGATAACAAATTTTTCTTAGATAATTTCATATTTGTAAATTATTTTTTATCTTCCTTTAAAGCCTTTGGATTTGGATTAACCTTTGGTCCTGGCTGAAACGGTGTTCTTGGTTTAGATGGTTTTGTACCCGGTGCAACCTTTGGTTTGCTTGGAGCAATTTTAGGTCCATTTTCATTTACGTCTTCTTCACCCAACGCCTTAGGGTTTGGATTTACTTTAGGTCCGGGTTGAAATGGGGTTTTAGGTTTATTCGGTTTTGTACCCGGTGCAACCTTTGGTTTGCTTGGAGCAATTTTAGGTCCATTAGCGACAATTGCATCATATGTCATGAATTCAGGAAGACCGTTATGACCTGTTTTTACATTTGGGCCATATTGATGAACTTCAGATTCGTTTAACTTAATGTTGATTAATTCCATAATTTCATTTTTTGATGTAAAACTATGAAAATTTTCTTCAGCTAACGTATTAACCCATTCTTTTATTTCTTTAGATTCATCCATATGTGTGTGATCACATTTACAATCTTTTATCGAGTTTCCACAATCATCACATTTTTTGGTTTCGTTTTTCTTTTGACCTTTTAAAATTTTAAAATCTTGACCGTCAATTTTACCATTATGGTTTTTATCTAACTTTTTTTGACCTCCCTTTAATTCTTCATCAAGGTCTTCTTCACCAACAAGTTTAATATCTTGTTTTTTTGCTAAATTCTGTAACGCGGCACTTTTTGATAATGCGTCAGCTGTAGTTGTAACGGCTTCACCTAACATTCTGTTAGCCAAATTGTTAAGTTGTTTATCTGTGAATTTTACTAATGTCTTTTCTGACATTCCTTCTTTGATTAATCTATCAACTAATTCTGACCTTTTCATATATCTTTAAATTTTATTTCTTCATTTATTAGAAGATAACTTCTAAGTTTTAATTTTTTTGTAACACTTTCTAACGACTCACCGAATTTAAATGTTAACCTTTCTTCATCCGAATTTATATCAAATTTCTCCCAAGCCATTGCAATCACACCATCTACAGCATCAATAACTCCGAAATAATCGGAGTCTTGAACTAATTCTAATTGTAAATCTGTATTTTTTAACAAACCAACCAAGTCAACATATTCGACTTCAGGTGATTTTGGTAAAGATGATGCAGACGAGGGAATTACAAACCACTCATCCATGTCAATTTCAGTACTTTTACTGAAAATAAATTCATATTGTTTTTGACCCTTATAATCTGAGCCAATTTCATTGACATAGATGAGATGCATTTTATTTAAAGTATTTGCTTAATTTTTCACTAATTGCTTGATTGATGTCATTCTTAATTTCATCTAAATCAAGTTCTTGAATATCGTCTTGAGATTCTTCACTCACCTCAATATCCGCATAGTTACTCAAATCTAATTCGTTTGTTTCTTCATCATGTCCAATTGGTGATTCTATAAAGCTATTTAATAAATCCATAGTTTCACCTAAATCTTCGTCTCCTGATACTGGTTCTTCTTCTGGAGTTGGTTCTTCAGCTGGAACTTCACCTGTTGGTTCTTCTCCACCTACTTCTTCTTCTCTTTCGAATTTTTTACCGATTTCTTCAATATCTTCGTCATCTAATTTGTCTAAATCAACAGCAGAAATAATCATGTTTAAAATGTATTTGATGTCATCACTTTCCATTTTAGCTTGTAAATCTCTTAATTCTTGACCTAATTTACCTGCATATTTTTGAGCTTCTGCCATATAGTCTGAACGTTTTGACTCACCATCTGCTGGTGGTAATTCACCCATAGGTTCTTCTGCCGGTACTTCCATAGGTACTTCAGCATCCGCCGCTGGTGGTACTTCAGTACTCATGTCAGGTGCAGGTACGTCCAATGAAGGTTCTGCCATCGGAGACTCTTCTTGAGGTTTTGTTTGTTTTAAAACATACTTTGTTGCCTCTTGAAGTTCTTCTTGACCTTTTAAAAGTTCAAGTCTTTTAAATGCGTCAGCATATGATGAGAATTTGTTTTTGTTTTTCATAAACATACCACCAATGTAATCAAGTGAACTTTCATTCAAACCTTTCTTTACATAGTAACCATCTTTTTCTTTAACGATACCGTAAACACTACCATTTGTAGATTCTCTTACTAATTCCGCTGTTTTAGATGATGATGATGATTTGTTATTGTTGTTGTAGTATGTTAACTCGAGAATTCTCTTTAATTTGTCATCTCCGTTAAGCTTTTCACTACCAAGGGGTTTTAAATCTGCCATTTTGTTAATTGTTAGATATACTTATTCTTATCCTATAAATACATTGATATAGGGAAAAAAATAAGGTTCTTTATTGCGTTATAGATAATTTCTTATCTGTAAGTTCCGTTTTTAATTTTAATAATTTCTCAATGTACCCATTTCTTCTAAGTAATTTAAAGGTTAAATTCTCGTAAGAATACTCTCCACCCGATTCTAAACCACTTTGTCTAAATTCTTTTATCTTTTTTCTTAACTCCTCAATTGATTCAATGGGTCCCTTCTTTCTAATTAATAAATCTATTTTTTTGATGTATTCTTCGGATTTTTGAAGTATCATCTTATCATCGATGTTAGGTGTTACCTTATTAGGTTCAACAACCCATTCGTTATTTAAAACGGAATACACACCTGAAGATACGTGTTCTTCGTTAACATCTTGAACATATAACTCAACATCATATCCTTTGATAATCACGTTATGTTTTTCGTTCCATACGTTTTTCTTTGCGTCAAAGAATTCCTTTAATAGGTCTAAATTATAGTCGGTTTCCTTAAAATCTATCAGTATATGTAAATCAACATCAGAATATTGTGACCAATTATAGTTAGATAACGAACCTGTTAATACTATGTCATGTATGAAAAAATCGATTCCAAGACTATCTATAAATTCATTTGATATTTTCAATAAAGATTTTCTTATATCTTCACGCATGGAAAATACACCCTTATTTTCATCAAAAATTTGGTTAGACAACGAATCTTTCGGTTTAAAAGATTTTACAATCTTTTTATCCTCTTCCTTATCCTCAATCAATTCTTCAAATAAACTCATCCTTTCTTAGTAAACTTATAACTTCTGGCGATATTCTCGTTGAAGTATTTTCCTTGTGATTCAGCAAGTCTAAACTTAGTGAACTTGTTCCAAGGAACTTTATTATATTCATAAATAGCTCCATTGTTAAAAGTTACAGTTAAGTCCTCTGTTTCAGTGTTAAATGTTGCTTCTTTTAAATTTGATGAGTTGATAACAACCCCAATCATTTTTCCATTAATTGTTTCAGATATAATAGCCATATGTTTGTTTTTTTATACTATAATATACACAATAAATACCAAATAAAAAACCCCCGATTTCTCGAGGGTTAGATTTAGTTAAGTGAAATTAGTCTTTCAACCGATTTCTTTTTACTTTTTGGGAGCATAACTTCAATAACTCCGTTTTCCACAGTACCTGTAATGTTCTTCTCATCAACATCATCAGGAACACTGTATGATTTTTTAAATGAACCTACAAATGAGAATTCATCACCTTCCTTTTCATATGATACGGTTAATGTACTTTCTTTTAAGGATATCTTCACATCATCCTTAGAAAGTCCTGGTACCGATAATAATACCTTATAACCTTCATCTGTTGTGGAAACATTTGAATTAATTCTGTTATTGGCTCTCAAGTAAGCCTCGTCAAACACTTTATCAAAAGTGTTAAAAAATGGATCTTTAAATAATGTAATCATAGTTTTATATGTTTTTATTTACAATTTACAAATTGTGAACCAAATGTCTAAAACTGACATTTAGACATTAGTTAGATATTTTTTTAGACATTTTGACATTTATTTGTTTTTTAGAATGAAATGTGTTATGTTTGTAATAACAAAACTTAATAACACATGGCAGTAGATTTTTTTGAAGAGGGACCAACTTCAACACCCAAAAAGGGAAGAAAGGGTTCAACCACACCAATTTTAGATAATTTTTCTCGTGACTTAATAAAACTTGCGGAAGAAGGTAAAATAGATCCTGTAGTTGGTAGGGATAAAGAAGTTAAAAGAATTGCACAAATTCTTTCTCGAAAGAAAAAGAATAATGCAGTAATTGTTGGGGATGCTGGTGTCGGTAAATCGGCATTAGTTGAAAAACTTGCTTTAATGATTGTAAAAGGAGATTGTCCCACCAATTTATTAGATAAAAGATTGATGTCTTTAGATTTAACCTCATTAGTTGCAGGTACAAAATATCGAGGACAATTTGAGGAGAGGATTAAAGCAATTTTAAATGAATTAGTCGAATCACCAAATGTGATTATTTTTATTGATGAGTTACATACTATGGTTGGTGCGGGTAATGCTAGTGGTGCAATGGATGCTGCCAATATTTTAAAACCCGCTTTAGCTCGTGGTGAAATACAATGTATTGGTGCAACAACATTTGACGAATTTAAAAAACATATTGAAAAGGACGCTGCGTTAGTACGAAGATTCCAAAAGGTAATTTTAAAAGAACCTACGTCGGCTGAAACCGTTGAGATTTTGAAGAACCTTAAAGAGTCATATGAGAATTTTCACAAAGTTCAATATGAAGAAGGTGTGATTGATACAATTGTTAAATTATCTGGTAGATATATTACAGATAGACAATTTCCTGATAAGGCAATTGATGTGATTGATGAATTAGGTTCAGAAAAAAGAGTTTCAAGTAGAATTCCCGAATCCATCGAAAAATTAAAAAAATTAATTGATGAAGTTAAAGAGAAGAAACTTTTAGTTGTAAAAAGTCAAAACTATGAGCAGGCGGCTAAATTAAGAGATGAAGAGAAAAAACTTTTTGATAAACTTGAATCTGAAAAAGTTAAATGGACTGAAAAACAAAAAGATAATAAAACTCCTGTATCAATAGATGATGTTTATACAATAGTTTCAGATATGACTGGTGTCCCGATTACTAAATTGGATGCAAAAGAAACTGAGAAGTTATTAAAAATGGAATCACTATTAACTAACAAAGTTATTGGTCAAGATGAAGCCATTACCACAATATCCAAAGCTATACGTAGAAATCGTGTTGGTATTAAAGATGCCAATAAACCAATTGGTTCATTTATATTTTTAGGTTCCACTGGTGTTGGTAAAACACATTTGGCAAAGTCTTTGGCGGATTTATTATTTGGGGACCCTGATAAAATTATTCGTGTTGACATGAGTGAATTTATGGACCGACATAATGTATCTAAATTGATTGGTTCCCCTCCAGGTTACGTTGGGTATGATGAAGGTGGTCAATTGACTGAAAAAGTTAAAAACAATCCATTCTCAGTAATCTTGTTTGATGAGATTGAGAAAGCACATAAAGATGTTTTTAACATTTTATTACAGATTTTAGATGAAGGTCATTTAACCGATTCATTTGGTAGAAAAGTTAACTTCACTAACTGTTTAATCATCATGACATCAAACATCGGAGCTAAACGTGTTTCTGAGTTCGGAGGAGGAGTTGGTTTTAACACATCATCAAGTGAAACTCAAAAGTATGAAGTTCGCAAATCAATGATACAGAAATCATTAAAGCAACACTTTAACCCTGAATTCTTAAATCGTATTGATGACGTTATACTATTCAATTCACTTGATGAGAAGACACTTAAGAAAATCATCCAAATTGAAATTGGTAAATTAAATGGTAGATTAACTGATAAAAATTATCTTGTAACATTTGATAAATCTGTTATCGAAAGAATTTACGAATTAAATACTCAAGAAGAATATGGTGCACGTCCTTTAAAACGTATCATTCAAAACCTTTGCGAAGATTTTTTAAGTGAAGAAATATTAAAGGGTAAAATAAAAGAAAACGAACAAGTCGTTTTAAAATATAAGGACGAAAAATTAACAATTACAAAAAAATTGTTATAAATAGTTGACTTTTTTACAAAGTTATATATATTTATATTCTTGGAGGTTCTCTTTG